ATGAGGATTCTGGTAGATACCGATGTGCTGCTGGATGTGGCCTTGGCGCGGGAGGCTTTTGTGGAGGCCAGCGCGGCGGTGCTCCAGTGGGTGGATGATGGCGGCGAGGCGGCGATTGCCTGGCATTCGATAGCCAATTGCTCTTACCTGCTGAAGTCCGGCGGGCGCAACTTTCTGGAAATGCTCCTCAATCTGGTGGAGGTGGCTCCGGTTGCCTCGGACGAGGCCCGGCGGGCGCTGGCGCTGCCCATGTCGGACTTGGAGGATGCCATGCAAGCGTCTGCAGCGCTTGCGTGGAAGGCGGATTACATTATCACCCGCAATTTGCCCGACTACCGGAACTCCCCGGTCAAAGCGATTACCCCGACTGCCTTTCTCGAATTGGCGACTTGACGCATCATCCTTGGAGCCGTTTCCATTCTCTTCGCTGCTTTTTCCAGTCGATGGTCTGGGCGATGGGCAGGACGCTACGGGTGGATATGGGGTCGCGTCCCTGAGTGGTGCGGGGGAGGAAAAGGATATCTTCTTGGATATCCGGGGCGAGGTTGAGGAGGCTCATGATCTGGGTGATACGGGCGCGGGTGACGCCGCCGAGGCGGGCCAGGTCGGCGTAGTCTGTGACCGTGCCCTGCTGGCGCAGCCCCTCGAAATGATGCGCCAGCGCCATGAGACGGGCGATGCGGGGGACGTTGCCCTCGGGCAGGTCAATGGGCATCGGAGGCGGCTGGGGCCTGCCGTTGCGGCCACGGGCCGGGCGGAAGGTAAAGGTGTGGGAAACGGTGTCGGTGTTCATGATGCCTGCCGCAGAATAAAATCGTTCAGACCGCTGGGATGAAAGTCGATCTGGACCTCGCCGGATTGGGCGTTGTAGCCGACGCGCTGGATCAACAGGTGCATGAGTTTGACCCGTTCCTCTCCGCGCAGGGCGTCCCAGATGCCGTCAAAGTCGCTCAATGCCCGGACCAGCGCCCGTTCGTCAAGGGTTTCTGTATTGATGTTTTCAATACACCGATTGACTTCGGCCAGCCGTCCCTGCTCGCGGGCGAGGCGGTCTTGAAGGGACGCAAGCTTGACCACGGCCTCTTCGTCGTTGGCTCCCGCCAGACGGTGGATTTCCTGTTCGGTGCGGGCGGCGGCGCTGCGCAATTGGCGGGCGTCGGCCTCCCATTCGCTCAACTGATCGGCCCGGCGCAGGCGGGCCTGCCGGATGGTCTCGGCGGCGAGTTGTTCGCTTTGGCCGATCACCTTGATCTTTTCGAGGACGAAGGCTTCGATGTCCCCGGCAGGTACGGTGCGGGTGGTGCCGGGGGTGTCGGCCCGCTTGATTACGTCGCGGTGAACATAGTAGCGGTAGTGGCGGTTGTTCTTGGTGGTAAAGCTGTGGTACATTGGGACGCCATCGGGCTCGGCGTAGAGAAGCCCGCGCAGGAGGGCGTGGGTCTTGTTGCGCTCGGGGCGGCGCTCGAGCACGCTGCGTCCCTCCATGCGGGCCTGCGCTTTCTTCCAGAGGCCGTGGCTAATGATGGCCTCGTGCTCGCCGTCGAAGACCTCTGTCTTCAAGGTGACCTTTCCTAAGTACTGGACGTTGGTCAGGAGGCTGTGCAGGCTGGACTTGCTGAAGGGCCGTCCCTCTTTGCGGATGCCCTTGCGCGTGGTATAGCTTTTCGTGGTCAAGCCCTCGGCGTTGGCCCAACGCAGGGTGGCGGTGAGGGACTCACTCTCCACGTAGTGCTCAAAAATCCGGCGCACCTGTTCGGCTTCCTCCGGGTTGACCAGCAGGCGTCCGCCGTTGGGAGCGACATCGTAGCCCAAGATGGGCGGGCCTCCGGTCCACTTGCCTTTGCGGCGGGCCGAGTGGATCTTGTCGCGGGTGCGCTCGGCAATGATCTCGCGCTCGAACTGGGCGAAGGAGAGGAGAATATTCAGGGTCAATCGCCCCATCGAATGCGACGTATTGAACTGCTGGGTTACCGAGACAAAGGAGCAGTCGTGCTTGTCGAGCGCCCCCATGATCATAGCAAAATCCAGCAGGCTGCGCGAGAGGCGGTCCACCTTGTAGACCACGATGCAATCGACCTGCCCGGCCTCGACATCGGCCATGAGAGCTTTCAATGCGGGGCGGTCGGTGTTGCCGCCGGTGAAGCCGCCGTCGTCGTAGTGCTCGGGGAGTGCCACCCAGCCCTCGTGGCGCTGGCTGGCGATGAAGGCCTCGGCGGCTTCGCGCTGGGCATCGAGTGTGTTGAACTCCTGCTCCAGCCCCTCGGTGACGGACTTGCGGGTGTAGATGGCGCAGCGGACGATTTTCTGTGAAGGCGTTGTATTCATGATTGTTGGGCGCATTTAAAGAAGATAAAACCGTTCCAGGATTTGCCGGTGACTTCGCGGGCGATGGCGGAAAGGGATTTGAACTGCTGACCGTTCCAGCGAAAGCTGTCATGCTCGACCAATACGCTGATCGTCTGTCCCTTGAACTCCCGCGTGAGCACGGTGCCGGGGGGCGGCAGGCGCGGATCACGCGCCGGGCTGTAGGGAGCGCGGAGCGCCTCGGTCACGGTTTGTTGCGCGGGTCGCTGCGCGAGTGTTTTCCGCTCGGTGTGGCAGACGCGCAGGTCGGCCTCGTTGGCCAGTTCCTGCGCCCGTAACCGGGCGCGTTCGCTGATGCCGCCGGAGGTGTCGGCCTGGATGCGCCAGGCGATGCGGCGCACGAGGTAGTCCTTGTTGCGGGAGCGGTTTTTCTCCCCGAAGACCTCGGCGTACCGGGCGCGAAGCTCCCCGACGCTCATCTGGCGCAGGGCGCGGATTTCTGTGGTTAATTGTAGGGTGTCCATGCTTGGGTTCAGTCTGGGTTGACGGTCGCATGGACGCTCTCTCCGCCCCCTTTATCAAGGCTTATAGGCGCGGATTCAGAGTTATTTTCGCAGGCTTCAGTCGCGCGACGCCGCCGGGCCAGCGGTCCCGGCTGTAACCGCAGAAACGCCCCGGCCAGCAGCCGGGCGACCGCCTCCAAGCGCTCCTGAGCCGAGAGGGTTTCAGGGTCTGGTGATGCTTCCATCTACCATGACTGCGCAGGTGCGGGTAAAACCGTCTCAAACACATTCTCGGAGTGTGGGAAGAATGAAAAAATTGAGCGGAGTACGTAGGAGCACTAACGAGCACTAAGAGCACGTACGAGCAGAGGAGCATGAATGAGTACAGAGGGGCTGATTGCTAACTAGCTGGTCCTCAGGGTACTAATAAATTTAGGTTTGCGATTTTTCGCCAACTCAATCATTGAGATGGATTATATTCGCTGCATTCGCTGTGTGTTTGTTATCTCTGATTCGCTCACCACTTATGTGGTGGATATTTATTACCCATTGTAAGCTAAAGGCTTATGATTTAAATTATAGGCATATGAACGTCCCGAAACCAAGAAACATGACCAAGAGCCAGAAGGTCTCTCAAGAGAGACTGAATCAACGGAGCAAATTGTGGCCCAACATGGATGCCTACCTATGGCATAGAAAAGCCTCTGTGGGTTTTACTACGATCCCTCGCATCATTGGATGCCTTTCGCCCGTTTTTAAGGAATTGAAGATCAAGGGTGATCCCAGCTCCGTGTACTTCGACTTATGGTGCCGAGCTTTCGACGAGCAATATGTTATCGTCAGAAGCGAGGACGACCTTGCGTTTACTGCCGGGTATTCGGGGCAACGAGCGAAAAGAACGTGGAAAGAGCATATCAGGGAATTGGCCCGTATGAAGTTCATCCTGACGCAAGGAAAGGGGAACACGGAATTTGGATATATTCTGATTCTGAATCCGTATGCAGTATTGGCGAATCTATACCTCTCGAAAAAAATTGAGGAGTTTACCTGGAATGCACTCCGTGAACGTTGCCTGGAGGTGGGGTCATTGGGTGAACTTGATGACGCCCTGGCTCTTGTGAAACCGAAGAAAGGCGACAGCGAATTTAATGATTTATAATAATAATTTGTAAAATTTTATGATCAACCGTTTTGCCTGGCACATTCTCATGTCATTAATCACTACAATCTTATGCCAAATCTACATTCTTTTCACGCTGCGGAAATCCCGCCAGATCCAGCTGGAAATTTCCAGTCACTGACCCCGAAGCAGCAGGAGCTTTTACGGAAGTTCCAGTCCATCGGCTGGGGATCGATGGAGGGCTTGGTCTTTCAGCGCGGAGACCCGGTCCTGCGTCCCATGCCCAAGGTGCGCCGGACGATTCGGTTGCGTTCGAGGAGTTCCCCGAAATCCGCTTGTCCCGCCGAGGACTTCAAACTGAAGGACGAATACATGTGTTTCTTCGGTTTTTTGATGGAGCAGCGGGATGGCTCCATCGCCCACATCGAGATACGCGATGGTCTTCCAGCCGAAATGAGCGTGGAAGAGGTCGCCTGATCGATTTTCATCGTTCTTACATTACCTTCTTTTAACCACCAGACAAACAAGCTGACCGCGAAGCGGAGGCCTTTGTGGGTGTCGTCTTTATGACGATCCGCAAAGGCCTCCGTTTTTTTGTGCCTGTCAGGTCCGCTTAAGGGCGATCCCGCGAGGGCTTCCTTCCCGGCCAGGGAAAGGAACCCTTGTCACAGAATCAGTACCCGGGCGTCGATGCCCGCCTCGTTTCCAGTGTTCGTAGCAAAAGCCAGCGGCTGATCGGTCGCTACGGTATCCGCCCGGAGGACTTGGACGATCTCCATCAGGAGTGGATCGTTCGTGTGATCCAGACCCCTGAATACGCGAACCGGGATCATCCCCGGTTCACCACCTATATCGGGCGGATCATCGACCGCCTGCTCATCGCTGAAATCCGCCGCCGTGAAAGTGAGAAGCGAAGCTATGCGCTGGAAGCATACTCGCTCGATGATTACCTCGATCAGTCCGAGGCCGAGCAAACCCGGCAAGAACTCGTGTGCGAGGAGGATTACCTGAGCGCTTTCGGCAACCGCTTCACGGATTTGCGGGAGACGGTCGCCAACCGGCAGGATGTGGCGGCTTTCCTTGCCGAGTTGCCCAGTGACCTGCGGAGCCTCGCGTTGTTTCTGAGAGATAACCCGATTGAGCATTATTCCCATGTGGTGGGGATATCCCGGGCAACGGCTTTCCGGCGGCTGCAAAAGCTCAGGCAAGCCGCCTGTGCATTTTTCTCTGAAAAAACCTGAGACGGTTTTCGCGGCCACGGCGCAGTCACCCCTTACCGGGTCACGGTGACGAATGAACGTCCGCCCGGTAAATACCTATGTCTCATCCGTATTATCATTACCGGATCAAGGGAGGCCTGCCCATCGAAATCGTGGGCGAACTCCTGTTCCTCGCGGCCCTGGCCGTCGAAAGCCTGCACGGGCGCAGCGCCCTGCGCATGGACGGCGTCTTCCGTCTGCATAAAGCGCGGCGCACCTGCCTGATCAACGCCTCCACCCCGGTCGGGCGCGACATCGCCCGCGTCTTTACCGGACTGCTCACGCGCCTGATCGGGGAGCGATCCTTCAAGGTCCGGCTCACCGAGGAGCTTTCAGGCAGCGGGGCTTTGCGGCCCTAAGCGCGGCACCCCGCGCAAACATCCTATCACTTTAAAAATTTACCTTATGTTCAAGAAAGCGAAACGCACCCAGGCGAAGATCAAACTCGCCATCACCGGCCCGGCTGGCAGCGGCAAGACCTATTCGGCCCTGCGTCTGGCGCGGGGACTGGTCGGCCCCGGCGGCAAGATCGCCCTCATCGACACCGAAAACGGCTCGGCCTCCCTCTACAGCGAGCAGTTCGACTTCGACGTGCTCAATCTGGAGCCGCCCTTCGAGGACGCCTCCTTTATCGAAGGTATTCAGGGGGCGGTGAACGCAGGCTACGAGGCCCTCATCATCGACTCGGCCAGCCATTTTTGGGAGGCCATCCTCGACTACAAGGACAAGCTCGACCGGCGTGGCGGCAATTCCTTCACCAACTGGAATGAGGCCGGAAAGCACTTCAAGGGCGTGCTCAACGCGGTGCTGCATTCGCCCATCCACGTCATCGCCTGCCTGCGCTCCAAAACCGAATACATCATCGAGACCAACGAACGGGGCCGCGTCGTCCCGCGCAAAGTCGGCCTGGCCCCCGTCATGCGTGACGGCATCGAGTACGAGTTCACCACCGTCTTCGACATCGACCTGTCCCATCAGGCGGCGACCTCGAAAGACCGCACCGGCCTGTTCACCGACAAGGTCTTTCAGGTCACGGAGGAAACCGGCCAGCAGATTGCCGGGTGGCTGACGGCCACTGGCGGGCAGGCTGCTCCTGAAGCCCCCTCTACCCAACCGGCTCCTGCCGCCAAACCCGTCCCGGCGTCGCACCCTGCCGACTCCGGCAAGCCCGCCACCGATCAGCAGATCAAAAACATTGAGGCCCTCTGGCAGCGGCTGGGGTATGGGCAAGAGCAGAGGCAAAAGCTCTTCCAGTGGCTCGACGCCGAGGCGCTCAAGGGGGCGGAAAACTGGACGGACCTGACGCAGGAGCAGGCTGCCCGCGCCATCGGCTTTCTCAGCAAGAAGGCGTCGGAAGGGGGGGCGGCATGAAGCTGTACGAAACGTATCTCGCCCTTGAGCAGCTCTGGGAGCAGGTCGAGGACATCCTGAGCGGGGATGTATCCGAAAACCATGACGGTAGCCCCGTCACCCCGGACGATGCGCTCGACTGGATCGAGCAGGCGCTGGCCCGCATCGAGGATGAACGCGATGTCAAGGCGCTCAACATCGCCTGCCTGGTGAAAAACTTCCGGGCCGAGGCCGAAGCGCTCAAGCAGGAAAAGTTGCGCCTGCAGCGCCGTCAGCAGGCGGCGGAAAAGACCGCCGAACGCCTCACCGGGTACCTGGAGCAGTTTCTCGAACCGGGCACCCGCCTGAAGGATGCCCGGGCCACCATCGGCTGGCGCAAGTCCGAGGCCGTCAACTGCTGGAGCGATCCGGGGCTGCTCCCGTCCGAGTTCCAGCGCGTGAAAGTTGAGCCCGACATCGCCGCCATCAAAGCCGCCTTGAAGCAGGACCAGGAGGTGCCGGGGGCCGAGCTTCAGCTAAAAAACCACATCCAAATCCGTTAGGCATATGAAATACACCTCTCAAAACGCCGACAATTTCCCGCGCTTCGTTCCCAACGGCGACTACCTGGTCACCGTGGTCGAGGCTTCCGAGACCTTCTCCAAAGCCGGGGATGAAATGATCAAACTCAAGCTCGAGGTGGAGGGCCATGGCGTCCATCTCTATGACTACCTCGTCGCCACCGAATCGAGCTTCTGGAAGATCGACACCTTCCGCAAGGCCATTGGTGACCGGGTAGTCGAGGGCGAGGAAGTCAACCTCACCGCCGCCGCCCTCGAGGGCCGTCAGGGCTATGCCCGGCTCCGCATCGAGGAATACCAGGGCAAGAAAAACAACCGGGTGGAGCTATGGATCACGGACCGTGCGCCGAATGCCACCACCGCCCGCAGCAACCCGCCCGCGCAGGCTCAACCGGAGGATGACGATGTCCCGTTTTGACCTTCGCCCCTACCAGCAGGAGTTTCTCGCCGCCGTGCGCCGGGACTTCCGCGAGCACGATCATCTCCTTGGCGTCGCGGCCACCGGCTCTGGCAAGACCATCCTCGCCTCCGAACTGATGCGCGGGTGGAACGGCAACTGCCTGTTCTTGGCCGACGCGCAGGAGCTGGTCCACCAGAACGCCGACAAGTTCTTTCGCTACGCCGGGGAATTCGCCGGGGTGGAAATGGCCGACTCGAAAGCCCTTCTTGGGGACCGTGTCGTTGTCGCCACTACGCAGAGTATCTGCCGTCGCCTCGACAAGTGGCCACGGGATTACTTCGGTCTCGTGATCGTTGATGAGGCCCACCGCAACACGCTGGGCGCGATGGCCGCGCAGGTGCTGTTGCACTTTGAGTCGGCCAAGGTGCTCGGGGTGACGGCCACCCCGTTCCGTTCCGACCGCCGCCAACTCGGCAGCTTTTATGAGAAGATTTCCGTCGAGATCGGACTGGCTCGTCTGATCAAGGAAGGCTGGCTCTCGCGCATCCTCATCAAAAGCGTGCCTTTGCCAGTGGACTTGTCGCAGGTGCGCACCACGGCGGGCGATTACAATGAGGGGGATCTGGGCGAAGCCATTGTGCCCCACCTGCGGCAGGCCGCGCGGCTGATTGCCGAGCACGCCCATGGGCGTCGCACCGTCGCCTTCCTCCCGCTCATCGCCACCAGCCAGGCCTTCGTGCAGGCCTGCCATGAGGAAGGCATCCGCGCCGTCCACGTCGATGGTAACGACCGCGAGGGACTGCGGGCCTACGAGCGGGGCGAATTCGATCTCGTTTCCAATGCTTCGCTGCTCTCCACCGGCTGGGACCACCCGCCCACCGATTGCGTCTTCATCCTTCGCCCCACGAAAAGCCTGTCGCTGTTCCAGCAGATGGTCGGGCGCGGCACGCGCATCGCAGAGGGAAAGGAAAACCTCCTGTTACTCGATCCGTTGTTTTTGACGGACGATCACTCGCTGATCAAACCGGCCCGGCTCATTGCCCGTTCGCAGTCCAATGCCGCCGACCTGAGTGAGCGGCTGTCCGGGGGTGGCGAGGTCGATCTTCTGGAGGCCGAAGAGAGCGTGGTGCAGGACCGGGAGTCAAAACTCGCGGAAAAATTGCGCCTGACCGCGAAGCGGAAGGCCCGCACGGTCGATGCCATCGAGTTCTGTCTCAGCCTGCACGCAGTGGATGCGGCGGACTATGAGCCGGAGTTGTCGTGGGAGTGCAAGCCGCCCAGCGACCGCCAACTGGAAGCGCTCGCCCGCGCCGGGTTCGACACCGACAGCATCGTGTATCGCGGGCACGCCTCGAAGATCCTCGACCTGCTCTTCACGCGCCGGGACATGAAGCTGGCCACGCCCAAGCAACTGGCCTGGCTGCGCAAGACCGGGCATCCCAGTCCGGAGACCGCGACATTCGACGAAGCCAGCGAATGGCTCTCGGACTGTTTCGGTGAAGGGAGGGCCGTGTAATGGCGCTGCGCTACACCTCCGCTCCGGCCATTCCCACCGACTTCCGGCAAGTGGCCGAGTCCGTGCTCGGGCCGGTGGACTGGATCGATGAGCACTCCGGGTACTGCGCGTGCCCGGGTGCCCACCGGCACACCACGCCCTCCCGCGAACGCGATTGCCGGGTCTATCTGGATGCCGACAACGGCCACGCGCCCACCGTCCACTGCTTTCATGACAGTTGTCAGGAGGAAGTCGCCGCCGCCAACTTTGCGCTGCGTTCCACCCTCGGCAAAGTCGCGGTCCAGGCGGGCGATCATCACGAGTTCGTCCGCCGTCAAAACGGTTTTGACAGCGGGACAGACCCCTTCGAGACCTTCCTCAAGGCGTGCTTCGAAGCGGATGATATCCTCTCGCTCGCGCCGGGTACCTTGCCCGATGGGGAGACCCGGCCCATCCCCGAGCATGGTGGTATCAACGTTTTCACCCGTGATCAGTGGCTGGAGAAGGTCAGCGCCAAGGGTGGTATCGAACGGCTGTTCTCCACGCGGCATGGTCTTTACATCCGCATCAACCCGGTCACTCCGAAATCCAACGGCTCAGACAAAGATGTGACGGCCTTCCGGCACACCCTGATCGAGAGTGACCGCATCCCCAAGGCCGAACAGGAACGCATCCTGCGCGACAGCGGGCTGCCCATTGCCGCCCTCATAGACTCGGGCGGGCACAGCATCCATGCCTGGGTGCGCGTCGAGGCCAACTCACGCGATGAATACCACGCCCGGCGCGAACGCCTGTGGCAGTCGCTCCCCGAAGGCTTCGTTATCGACAGTCAGAACCGCAACCCCTCGCGCTTCTCGCGTTGTCCGGGTGGCCGTCGTGGGGATGCCGTCCAGAAACTCCTTGCCGTCAATCTCGGCCCGCCGTCCTTCGAGGCATGGGAGCGCGAGGGCGACGGGCTGGGACTGGCCGAGCCCCTACGCGTGTCCCAACTCGGGGACTACGATACCACCAATGACCCCAACAACGTGCTGGGCAACCGCTGGCTGTGCCGGGGCGGCAGTCTCGTCATTGTGGGCCAGTCCGGCATCGGAAAATCGTCCTTCTCCATGCAGCTCGCGGTCATGTGGGCGTTGGGCCTGCCCGTGTTCAACATTCGGCCCGTGCGCCCCCTCAAAAGCCTGATCATCCAAGCCGAGAACGACATTGGCGATCTGGCCGAGATGTACCAGGGCGTTCGTATCGGCATGGGCTTGAACGACAGCCACCGCCCCCTGTTGGAGGAGAATATCATCTTCTACCGCGACACGATTCATAGCGGGGCGGATTTCGCCAAGACGGTTGACGTGCTCATCCAGCGCCACAAACCGGACCTCGTTTGGGGCGACCCCTTACTCAACTACATCGGGGACGACGCCAGCCAGCAGAAAGTGATTTCCGAGTTCTGCGGACGGCAGCTCAATCCGATCTCCGAGCGCACCGGCATCATCTGGTGCTTCATGCACCACACCGGCAAGCCGCCCTCCGACTCGAAGGCCCGCAGCCATTGGACGGGATCGGACTACGCTTACAGCGGTCTCGGCTCCTCCGCACTCACCAACTGGGCGCGTGAGGTGGCCGTGCTCATGCGGGCAAAGACACCGGATGGCCAGCCCCCGACATTCCGCTTCGAGCTGTGCAAGCGCCGTCGCCGCGCCGGGATGATGGACACCCAGGGCAATGCCTCCGAGGCCATCTTCGTTCGCCATGGCCAGACCGGGATCTGCTGGCAGCAGTGCCCGGAGCCGAAACAGGAGGAGTCCACCGGCAAGTACACCATCGGTGGCAAATCTCCACGCGGGGGGCGTCCCAAGTCCCTGGAGACTCCCATCACCGAGTTCGAGCACATGGAGCAGCTGACCCGAGAACAGGAAGCTGACCTGTCCGCCAAATACGCCATCTCGGCCTCCACGCTGCGCCGCCGCTGGCGTGAACACCAACTGGGCCAAGGAGGACAGCAATGAAACCGGAAACTCTTCGCAAGTATTTCGGGGACATGCCGCCCCTCGAGCACTATCCCCTGCGCGATTACCGTGAGTTTCGCTGGGAGGACTCGGAGGTTGTCGAATACATCTCAAGTCATCCGCAGTTCATGACGAACCTCTTTTGTCAAATCCGCCAATCGGGTGCCGTCGTATTCGACCCGGTCACTAAAACGTGGCGCGGATACCGTTATCACCAACAGGCGAAATCAGGCTGCTGTCAAAACTCGCCGTCAAAACCGGACTCTTTTTCCTCATCGCCGCTGTCAAAACCCCATCCCTATATCTCCGATATAGGGATGGGGGGTGTTTGTGACAGCAGGCAATCCCCTGACCCCTTGGTGACAGCGGCGGTCAATTCTGACAGCGGGGAAAAAACGGAAAGGCAAGTGGGCGATGAGCCGTGGTGATTACGAGGATCGCCAGCGCGAGCGCGACCGTGAGTACGCCGATGCCTGGGCCAAGCTTTCCGCGAAGGAACGCAAACGGCTCGCCAAGGCCGGGATCACCGGACCGGACCTGCCCGTTTACCACACCGGCAAGCACGATCAGGACGCCCTCCTTGATCACTGCGCTGCCCCGGTGGAGACCCCACAGGAAACCGCCACCAACTCCGGTTACAGCCTGATCGATGTGGCCCGGATGGTGATCGCTGAACTCATCGCTCACAACAACATCGAGCTTGCCATCGACTGCTTGTCGCTGGTGACCGGCCTGAGCTATGGCGGTCAGTCCATGACTGACATCGCCCGCAAATACGGAATCAGCCGCGCAGCCGTCAGCAAACGCTGCGTGGGGATCTCCGACGCCCTCGGCCTGCCTCCCTCGCGGGCCATGCGTCGGTTGACAGCACGACAAACCTATGCCCGACATGCAAAACAATCCCATGACCGAAATTCCCACTGAGTCCCCCGCTTATCGCATCAGCCCGATGGGCATCGAGTTTACGGGGGAGGTCAGCTTTCAGGAGTGGACCGATCTTGGTAAGAAACTCGGTGACGCCGGACGTTGCCTTGGCTTCCTCATTGGCGACTGGATCAACTATGGCGAAGGCAAAGGGCCTCGCTTCTATGGCGCAGAGGAGGATGAAAACGGCCAGAAGAAAAACATCTACACCCCGGCCATGAAGATCACCGGGCTGGACTACAATACGCTCTCCACCTACGCCGGTGTTGCACGAAAAGTGAAATTTTCGATGCGCGTCGAAAATTTGTCATTCGATCATCACCGCAAGGTCGCACCATTGAAAACCGATGAGGAAAAGCGCAAGTGGCTCAGGATTGCGAATGAGGAACGTAAGAAACAAGACGACAAGCCGATGTCCGCCCGCCGCTTGGCCAAGTCGATCCTCCTCGGACGCGTGGCCAAACCCGAAGACATGATGGTGTCCGAGGTTGACCGCAAGCGCGAGAACATGACCTACTACGTCACCCGCATCGTCGTGCTCTGGGGCAAGTTCAAGCGCAACGGCGTGGTCACCCCCGATGACACCGACACCATGCTGAACCTCATCGACGAGTTGCGGCCTGTGCTCAATATTGTCCAAGAGTTGCGCCAGGGCATCGATCAGGCCGAGGGGGGTGGGGCAGCGGGGTCCCATATCGACTAATGCGCGATGGGGTCCGCCACCAGCGCCCTCAAGTAGAGAGAGACCCCTTTTTTCGCGCTTTACACTTTCACGCAAAAGGCGGGAGGCCCCAAAAGCCTCCCGCCTTTTATTGATGAGGAATGCAGGGTGACAGGCGCGTTCTCGGGCATCGAGAAAGGTATCAAATGTGTAAAGTAAACCCTGTAAAGCTTTACACCCTTTGCGCGGGTGGAGTGTAAAGCAGCTTTGGCCGGGGGAAATGTTCAGATGAGGGCCGTTGACAGTCTCTATTTGGTATGGAGATCCCCGCCAAAACAACGTCTGGCATCACCCCCGAGGTGGCCGAACGCATCCTCGCCAAGGACTACGCCAACATCGTCAAGAAGGTCACGGAGGGCAAACCGCTCTCCAAAACCGAACGCGATTTGATTCAGGCCAAAGCCGAATCCGTGGCGGACGACTCGATCACGGTGGCAAAGGATTTGACCGAGCTGGCAACGGTCCTCGGGGTTAGTCGCCAGACGGTTCATGCGTGGCGCAAGCTGGAGGGTGCCCCTGCCCCGGCTGCCAACAGTTCACACTCGGTCATTGAGTGGCGTCAGTTCATCCGGGATCAGAACCTCAATCCGGGCAAAACCACCACCGATCGTCAGGAGGCCCTGAAGGCCCGCAAGCTTTTAGCCGAGGTGGAGCAACGGGAAATCCGCACCGCCATCTTGAAGGGCGAATATGTTTCTCTCGATGAAGTCCGTCTGACCTGGACGACGCAGGTGGGCAAGGCCATCGCGCTTATGCGGGCGAAGTTCGAATCGGAACTGCCGCCGATCCTGTCCGTGCTGGACGCCATCGCCATCCAGCGCGAGTGCGCCGCCGCCATCGATGAGGTCTGCACCACGCTCCATAACGGAGGAACCTGCACGCCGTGAACAAACTGCGTTCCATCTGGTGCAATGCCTGGCGTTCTCCGGACCGTCGTCCCCCTTGGCTGTGGTGCGAGGATCATATCCCGGCCATTCCGTATTCGCCTATGCCGGGGCGGTTCCGCTCCGACAACTCTCCTTGGCTTCGGGAAGTGATGGAGGCCATCGTCGATCCGCAGGTGCGGGTGGTCTCTATCATCGCATCAATCCAATCCTCTAAGACGACGGGACCGGAACTGACCCTTTGCTACATCATCGCCAACCTGTCCGGCCCCACACTCTGGCTGGACCAGACCGACGAGGACGCCAAGGACCAGTCCGAGTCACGCCTTCAGAAGCTGTTCGATGAATGCGAGCCGGTGAAGGCGCTCTTTCCTGCCGACCGCCACAAGCGTCGCAATACCACAATCCACTTCGCCAATGGCATGACCCTGTGGGTACTCGGGGCTCACAACAAGACCAACCTCCAGCGCCGGTCCATTCGCTGGTTGATTGGCGACGAGACGTGGCGTTGGCCGCAGGGGCACATGGCCGAAGCCGAGGCCCGCGTCACCGCGTTCGGCTGGCTGGGCAAGTGCATCTTCCTCAGTCAGGGCGGCGAGGAAGACGACGACACCCACCGCAAATTTGAAACCACCGACATGCGCGAGTGGACCTTCGTCTGCCCCTCGTGCGGCACCCGCCAGCCCTTCTTGTGGGAAAACGTCGAGTGGTCGAAGGACTGCAAAGATGCGCAGGAGCAGTATGACTTTGAAAAGGTCCGGGCCAGCACGGTGCTGCGCTGTCCGCATTGCCAGCATGAGATTGCGGACAGTGACGAGCACCGCCGCAAGCTCAACGCCACCGGGGAGTTCGTTGCCCAGAACCCCAATGCTGCCCGGGAAAACATCGGCTTTCACTGGAACAGCCTGGCCTCCATGTCGTGGGGCAAGCTCGCGGAGTTGTACCTACGGGCGAAGCTTGCCGCCCGCAAGGGTGACTCCTCTCTCCTTCAGCAGTTCTATCAGAAGCGTCTGGCGCTGGCGTGGCGCGAGTTCGTGGAGGATTTCAAGGTGGAGATTGCCACCAGCGCCTATCACCTGGGCGAAGTCTGGTCGGACGAGGCCGCGCTTGGTTCTCGCGGCAAAGTGATCGCCGCCCCTTTCCCCGATGGCGTTACGCTGGTGCCCCTGCGCTTCCTCACCGTGGATGTGCAGATGGACCACTTCTTCCTCGTGGTGCGTTCATGGTCCGCTGAGGGGGCCTCGCGCCTGCTCTGGTGCGAGCGTGTGGTCACGTGGGAAGAGTTGGAATCCATCCAACAGCGTTTCCGTGTGCATGACTCGCTGGTGTTCGTCGATGCAGGGTACAACAGCTATGAGGTTTACCGCCAGTGCGCCCGCCACGGCTGGACCGCCCTGATGGGCGACGCCCACAGCACCTTCGTCCACAAGACCCCGCAGGGACCGGTCCAGCGGTTCTACTCCCCGGTGCGCAGGATCGCGGTGTCGCGAGGGCTCGTCTGCCGCATGCATTATTGGAGCAACCTCCAGATCAAGGACGTGCTCGCCCGCCTGCGCCGGGAGCACACCGCCGATGGCTCTCCGCTGTGGCAAGTGCCCGGCGACATCCCCGAGGACTACCTCCAGCACATGGAGTCTGAGCAGCGCGTTAAGAAGAACAGCAAGTGGATTTGGGAGCAGATCGGCAGCCGACCGAACCACCTCTTCGACTGTGAAGCCATGAGCGTGGTCGCCGCCGTCATGCTCAAGATTATCGGGCGCGAAGCGGTCGCCGTGGAGGGAGAAGATAAATCTGCAAATACTTAAATATAAACGAGTAATAGCCTTGATGGCTTCGCGTATGAGAGCGTGTATGCGTTCAGAAACCACAAACCATTGGAGAACAACATGAAGCAGAACGCAAACACCCCCATGACCCGCGAAGCACTCCACGCCCTGTCCGCCGAAACGCTGACCGAAATACGCGACGCCTACTACAAAACGGGCGAAGGGATTTTGAGTCTGGCCGACAGCGCCAGCCACCTTGGCCAGCAGGAACAGGAAGCCATCCGCCACCTGCGCCGCGCCTTCGAAGCGCTCGATCACCTCGGCATCAACCTCTGAACCGGAAAGGAAACTCCGCCATGAACGATTCCCGTAGCACCTTCACGCCGCTTTGCGCCCGCAAGCCCACCACTTGGGACGAGTGCCCCCGTCACCGCCATAGCGAAATGCCCGAGTGGCAGCGCGAGCTGATCCGAAAACTGCCCATGATCGGGACCGACGCGGCCACCCCGATGGAGGCCTTCCTCGGGGACAACCCGCCCCTCGAATGTTTCGTGGTGATCACCGGCGGGCGCTGCTTCTACGTTAACGCCGAGGGCTATAGCTACGCCCGGTACGCCTTCCGGATCGACGGCTGAACCACCACCACGCCGCTCCCGCCAATCGGGGGCGGCACCGCCGAAACGGCCCGCCAAATAAAATACGCAAGTTGTTTAAAATAAAGGACTAATAGGCTTGATGGCGTCAAGAATAAGAGCGTCTATGCGTTCAGAAACCACAAACCATTGGAGGACAAGATGAAACAGAACACCACCACCACGAACGCCAACTACACTACAGCTCCGAGCGAGGACTCCTGGGGCTTTTACGGGATCATCCAGCACAACGAACACATGAACGAAGCCGAAGCCGCGCAGGCCTTTGCCGCCGCGTTTGAGATTTTCCGTAGCGCCCCGTGGCAGCCCACCGACATCGCCATCCGCAATTTTCTGCGCAGCCGCTGGGGACGCCACTTTGCCGACTCCACCAGCTCCTACGACGGCTCGCTCAAGAGCCGCATCCAGCAGGCCTCCGGCGCAAAATGGGTCGCGCAGGAATTCGCGAGCCTCGTCCGCCAGGGCTTCGACAAGGAGCTTTTCGAAGACGACGACATCGCCTGAGAACATCAACCATCAACATCAATCACAATCATGAACTGGACCACCAAGACCCTCAACAAACGCGAAGTGCTCGTCAGCGGGGACTTCAGTATCATCCCCTGCAAAAACGGACGCCAGCAGTTGCGCGAGTCCGGCAAGATGCGCGGGACCTTTACCGACGCATCCGCCGCTCAGGCGCACGCCGTATTCCTCATGGACCAGCGCCAGCCACCCGCCCCGAAGCGTGAGCGCAGAAGTGGTGGCGGCTCCGTCCACCCGAAGGTTTTTGGCTTCTCGGCTTGCGCGGTGCTGAAAGCGCTCGGGCAGGCCGGGGTCAAATACCCCGAGGCCGATGCCATCCTCAAGCGCCACGGCATCGAGATGCCCAAGGCTTCCGTCAGCGTCCAGTTGGGCTTCGGGCGCAACGAACATACCTGGCAGCGCCACGGCCAGCCCGCCCCGCTCACGCCGGAGCAACTCAAGGCACTGGGGGTGGTCCATGACTGAGCAGGAACGCGAATACGTCCACGCGCTGGAGCAGGCCGTCCTTCAGGCTGAACACGTGATGGCCGACTGGGAATGCGCCCGTGAGAAAGGTTACATTCGCAATGCCCAGCGCTTCGTCTTCGGCACCGCCGATCACATCCGGCGTGTGCGCAAGGAGCGCGATGCGGCGTCATCCCACGACGGTTGACATCACCAGCAACGGCATGAGCGATACGCCTGCCGTTGCCAGTTCTTCCCACCCGCGTAAATCCCGCGCCCTGATCAGCGGCATCGATGTGTGGTGCCAGCACGACAAGCTCGTTCCTCTGGACGACATTGGCGTGACCTCCTAGAATCGTACCATTGCGTTTGAGACCCTGGCGGGTAGAACCCGACCAGAAGTATGAAACGAAAGAGATACACCGAAGAGCAAATCGTGGCGCTCCTGCGCGAGGCAGACGAAGGCCGCAGCGTGGACGATGTTTGCCGCGAGCACAATGTGAGCAAAGCGAGCTTCCATCGTTGGAAGAGCAAGTACGGACAGATGGAGCTGCGCGATGTGAAGCGTCTGAAGGAGCTTGAGCGCGAGAACGCCGAGCTGAAGAAACTGGTGGCCGACCAGCTTTTGAACATCAAAGTACTGGAGCAGGTAAACGCAAAAAAATGGTAAGCCCGGGGCACAAGCGCGAAGCGGTGCGCGAGGTGGCCGAGTCGGGAACGTGCTCGTTACGGGCCGCCTGTCGGTATCTTCGTCTGCACTGGTCGAGCTTCTGCTACCGGGCTAAAACCGCCACCGACAAGATGGTTCGCCTCGTGCGTGCGATCATCGCGGTGAGCCGGACCAACCCGCGCTACGGTTATCGTCGCGTACGAGCGCTGCTGGCCAACGAAGGCTGGCAGGTCAGCCGCAAGCTGGTACAAAAGGTACGCCGGGCTGAAGGGCTGGGCGTGAAGCCGCCGCGCCCCCGGCAACGGCGTCAGGGCAAGTCCACCGGCAAGATCCCGACCGCGGCGACGCATCCGCGGCACGTGTGGAGTTGGGACTTCGTGGCGGATCGCACCGACAATGGAGCGCCTCTGCGGGTGCTCAGTCTGATCGACGAGTTTACCCGCCAGTGCATCAGCCTGACGGTGGCTCGCGGGCTGAAGTCAGCCGACATCGTCGCGGCCTTGGACAAAGCCATCGCCAAGCACGGTGCTCCCGAGCACATCCGTTCCGACAACGGGCCGGAGTTTATCGCTACGGCGACCAAGGACTACCTGGAATCCAAACGCATCAAAACCCTCTACATCGAGCCGGGCTCGCCCTGGCAAAACCCTCACGTGGAGAGCTTCCACAACCGCCTGCAGGACGAGTGCCTCAAGCAGGAGTGGTTCCTCTCCCTGACCGAAGCGCGCGTCGTCATCGAAAACTGGCGACGCAAATACAACAGCCAGCATCCGCACAGCCGTTTGGGCTTTATATCCCCCGACGCCTTTGCCAAACTCTGGCATCAAACCAAGGCAGTGCTTGGCTCCGTTCGCCCTACGGGCTCACTGCACCAAGCACTCCCGCAAACCATAACCCAACCAACATAA